GGCTATCGATGGCCTTGGACTACTCGAGGACGAACTATGGCTTGACGATACCGGTGAACCTTTTGCGGGCGAGGCGACGCTGGCGCAGATTCTGGCGTCGGCGCTTTCTTCGCTCGGTCTCGGCCTTGGCATTTCGGCGCTGGTGCGCTGGACGCCGGGCGGCGCTTCGGGCTCGTCGCTCGACGCCACGGTCAAGCGTGAGGCGCTGCTGGAAGAAGGCCGTGCGCCTTCGCGACTTGACGTGGTGCGCCAGGTCGCCGGACGCTTCGGCGCGCGCATTCTGCAGCACGGCGGCCGCTGGCACGTGGTGCAGCGTGAGCTTTTTCGGCTTACTGGAAGCCTGGCGGCGAGCCTCTACGATGCGACCGGCGCGCCGGAAGGCACGGCGTCGGTGGCCTTGCGCGAGGTGCTTTCCGGCGTCCGGATGGAGGCGCACGAACTCTGGCGTCCGGCCGTGCGCGAGGCGGCCGTTCGCTACGACCACGGTCCGCTTCCGGACCTGATCAAAGCCGGAGACTTCCGAACGAGCGTGACGCGTCAGCGTGGAGAGCCGCTTCCGCCCGATCCGCTCGACTACTGGACGCTCTACGGAGGCAGCCGTATCATCACGGCCGGCGTGCGCCGCTTCTACGTGGGCCGGACGCCCGACAGGAGCTATCTGAACGCCGTCCCCAACGACGCGCTGGAGGTCGACGCGATCTTTCATGGCAGCACGAAGGACCCGGCGGCCGTTCGGCAGGCGATCTACAACTCCGGCAACTACGCCGAGCAGATCGGCGGCGAGGTGCTCACGGGCCAGCGGCTGCTGCTTTCGGCTGACGTGACACTGCTCTACAACGAGGGTGAGGGCAAAGGTCGCTACATGACCTATTACGCCTTAAATATTCAGGGCACGAACTACTTCCTGAAGTACGACGGCACCTGGGCACAATCGTCCGATCCGAAAGACTGGGTGCAGCCGATCATGGACGACGGGCCGGAGTGGGGCACGAACGGGCTTTATCTAGTAAAGGGTCAGGTGGACGACGCTTCCTGGACGCGCCTGCAGATCTACGCCGATCCGGCGCCGGCCTCCGGGCCGGTCCGGCTTCGCCTTTACGGCTCGTCGGACATCAACGGAAACAAGCGCGACGTGAAGTCGGCGCTCTGGGACAACGTCTCGGTGCAGATCGTGGACGACAGCGGCGAGACGTTCGAGGCGCTCGTGACGGAGGCCTGGCGTGCCGGGCGCGGCGTGCGCCTGGACGAGGTCGCCTTTCGGATTGGAGAAGGACCGATTCCTGCGGTGTCGGGTGCGATCCGCTGGAGCGGATCGATGGCGCAGAGCTGGCGGCGCGCGGGCGATGCGACGGACTACGCGCTGGATGCGCTCTGGCTTGACGGCGTGATGCGTCAGGCGGCGCGGCCGCTTCGCACGCGCCGAGAGGACCGCTCCGGCTGGCTTCCGACGCCCTGGAAGGCGGTCGAAGACGGCGGTGCGGTTTACTCGATAGAGGCTCTGGAGATCGATCCGGTCGCCGTGCGCGTGCGGCTTGAGCTGGTGGAGGTGCGCTGGGATGCGGTGACCTACGTGCTCGGGTCGGCGCCTACCGGCGAGGGCGTGCCGGTCTCTGGCGGAGGTGGCGGTGCGGCGGCGACCGCCGGATCGTCGCTTGCCGTCGTGACGGACCTGTCGCCGGCCTACCGGACGGGACCTTTTGCCCTGCTGCAAAGCGACGTGTCGGCCGGAAGTGTCTCGCAGATCGTCGCGGACAGCGTCGGCGGTATTCCTTTCCTGCAGCTACCGCCGGCTGGCGCTTACATCCGGATCGTGCATCCTACTACGGGCACGATCGTGGACGCCTACGTCGCGTCGGCGCTGCCCAGCGGCATGAGCGCGACGCTCGAGGTGCGCGACGTCTCCGACACGACGCAGCCGCTGACGCTGCCGGAAGACTTTCCGGCCGGCGCGCCGGTGTGGCTTTCAGCGATCTGGGCGTTGGCGCACATTGAAAGCAAGGTGTCGAACGTGCTGCTCGACAAGGGCGACCTGGTCGTCGGAAGCGCCGGAGGCGTGCCGGCGCGATTGCCTGTAGGCGGAAACGGCCAGGTGCTGATGGCCGATCCGGACGCACCGCTCGGCATCAAGTGGGTGAGTTTTGAGCCTGGGGCCGGTGGCGTGGCGGCCGGCCCCGTGATGGCATACGCCGCGCCGGAAGGAGGCAAACCGCTTGTAGCTTTCGAGTACACGATAGACCTGGCTTACATGGACGAAAACCTGTTGCCTTAAGCAAACCGCGAGAAACATGGCGCTCGTATCGAACTGGGACGGCACGCTTCAATCCGGCATCGTGATTCCGGCCGGACTTGAGCGGCAGGTGTTCATGCGGAAGCTCTTCGACGCGATCCTGCAGGTGACGCAGAACTGGGCGGAAGTGACCGGATCATCACCGACGCCGGCCGCCCTGCAGCCGTATGCGAGCACCGTGCCGGACACGGCGGACAACTCGAACTCCAATCCTTCCACCGGGCAGCGATGCGTGGCCTATCTTACGACCGATCCGGAGGTGGCGTCGAGCGGTAAGGCCGTGAGTTTTGCGTTATATATTTATAACCCCGGTTCTAATGCTTTTATGACGCTCCTTGTGAACGACTACGTGACATATGCGCCGTCGAGTTTTCCGGTCACCGGCGATATATCTGATCAGAAAGATCTAATTCCATACAATGCCGGCATTATGCCATTCAATCACCGCATCGCCGTTCCGCTGCATGGAGGTGCTACTAATTTGTACACGAGTAGCAGCTCAACCGCCACATCTCAATATGACGTGTATGTTTACGTGTTCGAGGACGACAACATGCTCTCCGTCCTGTTGTATTCGCCTACATATGATGCGCAGATAGGCGCCGTATATCTTTTCTGGAATTTTAACGACGTGAATGCGCCGCGCACAGAATTTCCGCGCATTGGCGGACTTGCTTTCGGTCCCGGAAACTCTAATTCGTATACTGGCCTGGCGCACATTTCTTTGCAAGGCATCAATCATCCCGGGTTTGACCTGGTAGACCACGGAGCCTGGACGGCCGCAGGCGTGCGCACGCGAAACGGTGAAGTGCTGCTGTCCGGCCTGCACGCAGTCTATAACAATGGCTGGTTTGTAAACTATGGCCGTTTGCAGCGGCTCTATAGTACGCACGCAAACGAGGTCAAACTGTTGCACAACATTACCTACGGCGGAAAAACGTTTGTCTGTATCGGCAAAACGAACTACCGTGCTTATTTGCTCGACATTACCGACCTGAATCCGTAGGCCATGAAGGACATCCGAGGCGGTCTTGGCTACGTCGTAATCAAAGATTACTCAGCGCTTTTCGTGCGCCTGGAGAGCCTGCGCCTGGTGGCCGATCAGCGCTGGCCGGAACGGACACGCGAACTGGAGCAGGCGGCGGACGGCTATTCGGAGCGGTTCCGCGTCCGGATCGAAGGCGTCGTTCGGGCGCTCGGTCTGACTTCGGACGAGCAGGCGTCGCTTTCGGCGGCGGCCGCCGACCGGCGCTTGCTGACGATCGATTTTATCGCGCGGCCGCGCAACCTGGTTGCGGACTGGATCTATCGCGTGAAAAACGCGCGGCTTCTGGACGAGCCGATCCGTCGCCTTGCCGGCCCGGGCCAGGCGGGCGTCTACGAGATCGCCTTTGAGGCGGCGGGGTGGTCGGTAGTGGACGTGGAGGAGTGGTATCAGAACGTTGAGTTGCGCGCGCGTTTCGAGGCCTCGGCCTCGGGCGGTCAGGGTGAGCAGATCGATACGTATCCGCTCGCGAGCGAGTGGCTTGGCGCGATTCCGGGCTGGGTGCGGCTCGACTACGAGATGTACACGGTTCCGGACCGGGCGCAGCTCATCTACGACGGCCAGGTGGTGGCGGACACGGGCGACCTGGTATCCGGGAAGGGGTCGCTCTACTGGTACTATCCGGCTTCGGCCGGCAGGCCGACGACGATCGACGTTCGGATCTACGCGCCGAATTCCGGCACGCGCTGGGTCTATACCTTCTACGGCCCGGATCCGGACGACGCGCCGCCCTCATCATAGTGATCAGATGGCGCTTCGCCCTCGCGCAGCGACCGTTCGTCGACGCGCGCGCAAGAGCGCTTCAGGTAGGATTTGGAGTAGCTCCTCGCGCAGGATTTTCGGAAGCTCCTCGCGCAGCACGCGACGCAGCGCACCTTCTACTTCTCGGCGGTCCAGAGAGAGGATGTCTGCAAGCTTCATGGGCGTTCCGTTTTGTTTGACCTGCGGTTTAGACCGCCGCGCGCTCGCCGAGTTTTGACAACATGTTGTCTTACGTGTTGTCCTTAACCGGTTCATAAGACAACAGCGGAACGTCGCAGACGAAGAACATCCTGTATTGTGTGAAGAAAAGATGAAGTTAAGAAAGGTTACTTGACTTTAAGCAAGGTTTGGCCGATATTACCACCAGGTTAAACAACAAAACGACGGAGGTGCATCATGAAAGAGCAGATCACGTTCCGATTTGATGACGAAAAGGTCGCGCGCAGCGTCACTCATCATTTCCGAATTTCCGGAAAGAAAGTTAAGCGCGACGGAAACGACTTGACGGTTTTCGCGCCGTTTGTAGAGGCCAACGCTGTTATCAAGAGCTGGATGCTGAAGCGCGGACGCGTTCCGCACATGACCATGATCGACTGGAAGTAAGCTGCAGGCGGCCACGGCCTTTGGCGAGAATGCGCGGCCCTGGTGGCGCAAGCCGCGCAAGAAAAAACAGGCAACGCTATGAAGCGCTACAACTTGACCGTGCCTCTTGATCGCGATGACTACGAGCGCCTGCGGAAGCTGGCGCTCGTAGGCATGCGGAAGTTCACCGACCAGATCCGTCTGCTTATCCGCCAGGAATACGAGCGCACGTTTGACCAGCAAACCGAAGAACGCCATGGAAAAGCCGCTTGAAATTGTGTACCGGACCATCGGCCCGTGGTGGGTCGGTGGAAGAGGATATGTCTATGAAGAAACCTATATCCTCGCGGACGGCCGCGTCATGACGCGGAAGCAATACGAGGACCTGAAAAACGAGGAGGAAAGCCATGAAGGACGTGAAGACCGCGAGCGTTGAGACGCGCGCCATGCGCGTCTATGCCATGCCGGCCGGAAGCGGCGCTTTTGCCGCCGTGGTGTGCGACGACGCCGGCGTTTTGCACGTCGGCACGCTTTCGGCCGCCGACCTGGATCGGCTTGCAGGCGAGATTCAGGTCTATGTATGGACGCCTGCAGGATATTGTCAGATCAACCGAAGGAGGGCATCATGAAAGCTATCGTATTTTTCGCGGAGGGCCACCGCCTCGGCCTTTTTCTCAGAGACGGCGATCTGGAAAAGACTGCGCTTGAGATCGCCAGACGCTACGCACCTGATGCGCCAGTCCTTCTGCGCCGCGAAGGCGGCATTGTGCGAGTCTGGGCCTATCCAGTGAAAATCTTAGCTTGGAGGTAGCCATGATCGGAATCGTGGAGATCGACGGCGCGCCCGTGTTCTACGAAGAGCTCGACGCGCGCGTGCGTCGCGAAGCGGAGTGCACCGGCACGCTGATCTACGCGCTACTTGGTTTCGCCGAGCGCTACATCGATCCGTCCGGCTTCGCGCAGGCCGAAATGGTCGGCCGTCTCGGGCCGAACCGGGCCTGGCTCGAGTTTCGTTGTGAAAAGCGCGTTCGGTTCATCGTAGAGGCTACGCTGAAGCGTGACGAGGTGCGCCAGCGGCTCGAGACCGCGGCCCGGGCCGGACGCGACGAGCGCGAGGCGCGCCAGATGTGCTACTTCGAGCTGCTCCGATCCGGCGAAGAGGTCGGCGAGTGGCTCGACGAAATCGAAACCATTATCAAACAGCGGAGGGCATCATGAAACAGGAACTCGTACGCGAAGCTTCGACCGCGCTTACACGCGATCAGGTCGACTTGATTAAGCGTACCATCGCAAAAGGCCTGACCGACGACGAGCTGGAGCTTTTCATCTACCAGTGCCGGCGCACCGGCCTGGATCCTTTCGCGCGCCAGATCTACGCCGTCAAGCGCTACGACCGCGCCGTCGGCCAGCCAGTGCTTACCATCCAGGTAAGCATCGACGGCCTGCGCCTGGTGGCCGAGCGCACCGGTAAGTATGCCGGCCAGCTCGGCCCGTATTGGTGCGGCAAAGACGGCGCCTGGAAGGAAGTCTGGCTGGAAGACGTGCCGCCGGCGGCCGCGAAAGTCGGCGTTCTTCGGACGGACTTCCGGGAGCCGCTCTGGGCCGTAGCCACCTGGCGAAGCTACCGACAGATCCATCCGAAGACCGGCAAGCTCATGGGCCTGTGGTCTTCCATGCCGGACCTGATGCTGGCCAAGTGTGCCGAAGCGCTGGCGCTCAGGAAGGCCTTTCCGATGGAGCTTTCCGGTCTCTACACGGCCGAGGAGATGGCGCAGGCAGAAGGCGAAGAGCCTGAGCCGCCTGTCGCAAAGCCGCCTGCGTCTAAGCCGCCTGCCGTGCAGCCGCCGGCGCAAGAGGCGCGCCTGCAGCTCATGCGCGACCTGGACCACGCATTGGAGGCACACGGCATCACCGACCGCGAGCAGAAGCTCGCGTGGTGCAGCTACATGCTCGGTCGCGAGATCACCAGCGCGCGCGATCTTTCCGCCGACGAGGCGCGGCGACTGATCGATGCGCTGGCTGCAAGCGATAGCATCGAGATCGAACCAAACCTTTCGGACGAGGCATGACCGGTAAAGACCTGCGCGAGACCGTGCGGGCCATGCGGGGCTTGCCGTGGGCGGCCAGGGCGCTCTACCTGTACCTGGCCACCTACGGCAGCCCGTGCTGGCCGTCGGTAGCCACGCTGGCGCGCGAGCTGCTGGCCCGGGGCGAAGACCCGGAGGAAGTGCGGCGGAGACTGCGCGTGCCCGTGCGGAATATCAACTGATACGAATGCGATGAATGGTCACATACTGATCATCAATGGATCTTTTTGAAGAAAACATGAATCATAACACAGGGTCTTGTGTTCTGTATGTACTGTACGTACATTACAGACAGAAAGTCAAACGAAAGCAGCCATGTTTGTCGCACGCATCAGCAGCAACTTGGAAGCCGACCTCAGAGCAGGGTTCACCTGCTGGGAGACGGCCGAAACGCCTGAAGAGCTTGCGCAGACAATGACCGCACAGATCGCATTAGAGGCTGCCGAAATCGACCTTGACGACTACGACGACGTCGTCGAGGCGATGGAGGCGGCCGGGCTGGACGTGCGCCAGCGGCCGGACGGCCGTTGGGGCATTTTCCACTACGACGGCCTTGCCGCCTGGCTGCTCCATGCCTCCACCATTGAGGAGGCAATGGAGGAAGCCAGGCGTGGCGGGCTGAACCGAGAGGTCGTCTTCTTTCCTGAGGACGTTATCCGCGTCGAGGAGGTGGAAGACGGACTGTACGTGCTTGAGGTAAAAGATACCTATGCTCCGGAATATTGACCTATGGAGGCGGCACCGGCCTAAGACGAGAAAGCCCGCCCCACGGTGCGCAAGGCGGGCAAAACTACCAAAGCTACCAAAACTACGGTGGGAGCCATGAAGAAGATCAAAGAGGGTCCTGGCTTTGCGGTCTATCAGCGCGAGCAGGCCGACGAGCCCGTTCCCGCCCCGCCTGGCTGGGCGGCGGCGGCTTGCGGAGGGCGCTATGAGTACGTTGTAGCGTACGATCCGCGCCGCATTCGCGTCGAGCGACTCACCGCACGCGAATGCTGCGCGTACAGACGGGGGGAGCTCGCCGTCGAAGGCGCCGTGCACGCGGTGCTCCCCGCGTCTGTCCACGGGTGGTGGAAGGTGGCGAAACGGCAGCTCTGCCTCGTCGTCGACGCGAACGCCAAGCTTACAGAAAGATCGCCCAGTATGTGAAAGAACATGATCCGAGGTCTGATGGGCGGCCACGGCCCAAACATCGCACAACCAAATTTAGCGACATGAAACACACAACCATCCGTCTTGACGATCACCTGCGCCAGCAACTCGCACAACTTCCCAACGCCAGCGCCTATGTGCGCGCCGTCCTGCGCACGCGCCTGGAGCGTGCGCACGCGGCCTGGCTGGCGCTCCGCCAGCTGGGCTTCGCGCCGCGCGAGGTGCTGGCCGTAGCAGACGTGCTGCGCGGCACGCTATTGCAGCCTGAGACCTTTCCGCTCAGCCAGACGCTTCCGACTGAGCTGGAAGACGCTCAAAAGCTCGGCGACGTGGCCGCCCGGCACGGCATCAGCGCCGATCGCTGGGCGGAGATCGTCGAAGCAGCCCGCCAGGAGACGGTAGTCTATGCGCTGCTGCTCCTGGCGGAAGAGGTGCTGGCTGGCAACACGACCTGGGCGCTGACGTGAAAGCACCCAGGCATCACAAACCGCCTACGACGAAGACGAGGAGGTGACGTCATGAAGCGCCTCGATCTGAAAATCCCCGAAGACGCCTACCAGGACCTCGAGCAGCTGGCCGCACGCTACGGGGTGAATGCCGGCGTACTGGCCCGCATGCTTCTGGTCCGCGCCATAACCGAAGAATCCGGAGAATCTCCGGAAAGTATCCGGAAACCGTCCGGAGATCTTCCGGAGAACGTCCGGGAAATCTCCGGAAACCATCCGGAAACTGTCAGGAAGACCTCTGGAGAATCTCCGGAAAACGTCCGGACGGAATCCGGTAAATCTCCGGAAAACGTCCGGACATCTTCCGGAGAACATCCGGAAAACGTCCGGAAAACTTCCGGATCCGAGTCCGAGCGGTCGACACCATCCGGACAGAATCCGGAAGATCTCCGGAAAACGTCCGGAAACCGTCCGGAAGATCGCCGGACGCCGGCCTCCCCCTCTTCCCCCCCTATAACCCCCCTATCTCCCCCTGATGTCTTTTCCCAGTCTGCTGACGCAGACTGTGTCGCCTCCGGCGACACGGCCAACGGCCGCATGGTCGAAGTATCGCGACGAAACGGTTCGGAATCGGACGAAGACCCGACCGTGCGTTCGAAGGCCGTCCAGATCTACCGGCACTTCTTCGGCCGCTACCCGACTCGCGACAAGCGGCGCATCATCGCCGACGCCGTGCCGAACGAACAGCTCTCGGCCTGGCGGGAGACGCTCGAGGAGTGGAAGAGCGAAGGCTGGTCGGCCACGAACGTCGAGGGCATGATCGACCGGTTCAAGCGAAGATTGGAGGCCGAGACGGTCGAGCTGCATGATCGTGCCGGAATCGCATCGGTCAAGCCTTCTCGGCCCCCGATTCCGTACCACGAAGCCTTCGGGCTCTGGGAAAAGCGTGGCCAGCCCGGCGGCAAGTTTCCGCCAGACGGCTGGACCATGGTCACCGGACCTGACGGCAAAGCCTGGTTCATCGTGCCATGAAGCGCCTTGCCGACATAAAGCCCGTCGGCCGCCGCTGGACCGAGACGCCGACCGACCGGCGGCTGAAGGCCGTGCAGGCGGCGCTTAAAAGCGGGCTGCTCCGCGTAGGCGACTACTACAGCGCGCGCTTTGCGCAGCGCCTGTGCGACCGCTTCCACCTGCTCGGCCCTGATTACGACGATCTCTGGTTTGAGCCTGTTGAAGGCGTGCCGGTCGGCATCGTGCGTCTTGCGCCGCACGAGCAGCCGCCGGCGACCAGAACCATGCTGGCCTTCCGGCTCTACAACGAGTCGGAATACCGTCGCACCTGGGGCCACCCGCCATACGGCGCGCCGCCTGAACCGCAATAGACCGGTTCAATTCAGGCAACCGGCCGGCGGCTTGCATCTCTTATCAGAGAGAAGGCTTCCGGCCGTTGGAAACGAAATAGGCGGCCTAAATCGTAGGTGTACGATTAAATCCTACCACTTGCGCACAACTTCACAAGAACGCCGCCAGGAAGCCCCGGATTTCAATCCGGGGAGGAACGGCGGCTCCCCTCCTTGGTATAATGGTTAATAGCAGGTGAGTCCGGCAGACAAGTCCTGCCGCCTTGTGGCAGTGGACTGCTGCAGGGCGCGGCCGCTGTCAACCGGCCCAATGCACCTCCGTCCCACCCCGCCAAGGGTGGCGGGCTGCCGGCCCGAAAACTGGAAGGGCAAGCTCCGGACTTCAGTCCGGGGTAGTTGACTATGCCTTATATTTAGCAAAAAACGCGGAGGGCATATGAGCACATCGCCGTTTGACCTGCTACCGCCTCTCTCTGAAGAAGACTACGAGGCGCTGAAGGCCGACATCGCTGCGCGCGGCGTGCAGGTGCCGGTCGAGTACGACGAGCACGGCAACATACTGGACGGCCACCACCGCGTCCGAGCCTGCCAGGAGCTCGGCATCAAGGACTGGCCGCGCATCGTGCGCGTCGGCCTGAGCGAAGAAGAAAAGATCGAGCACGCCTTAGCGCTGAACTTTGTGCGCCGGCACTTGAGCCGTGAGCAGCGCCAGGAGCTGGTGGCCAGGCTCCGCCAGCGTGGACTGAGCCTGCGGCGGATTGCGGAGCTGCTGGGCGTTGGCGAAGCAACCGTTTATCGCGATCTTTCAACTGTTTCAAATGAAACACTTGAAAACTTACAGGAAGTCCAGAGTAGAGACGGCAGAACGCGTCCTGCCTTGCGACGCACCGAGGCCGAGCGCGAAGAACTGGTCGAACAGGCAAAGGCGCTTCGGAGCGAAGGTGCGACTTACCACGAGATCGCATCAAAGCTCGGCGTAAGCGTCGGCACGGCGCACGATCTGGTCCGGCGGCCACGGCCGGCCGTCTTCGCACGCAACGAGCGCGAGATGGAGCGCGTCCAGGAAGTGATCCAGCACGTCGAGCCGGAGGCGCTCGGCGGCGACCTACTGGACGCAAAGCGCGCCGTCAAAAAGGCCCGGGCCGTAGCGATTGAGCGCCAGCGCCAGGAGATGGCCCGGGCCGCCGCCGAAGTGTCGCCGTCAGATCGCTGGCGGCTATGGCAGGCCGACATCCGCACCTGGCANGCNCCGCGCAAGTACGACTTCATCATCACCGATCCGCCGTATCCGCGCGAGTATCTGCCGCTCTACGAGACGCTCGCCGAGCGCGCCGCCGAATGGCTTGCGCCGGGCGGCCTGCTCGTGGTGATGGTCGGCCTGTCCTACCTGGACGAGATCATCACCATGATGACGCGCCAGCTGGACTACTACTGGACGGCCTGCTACCTGCTTCCGGAGCAGCCGACGCCGCTTCGCCGCCGCGCCGTGAACACGAGCTGGAAGCCGCTCTTAATGTTTGCGCGCAAGGGCGGCGAGTACCACGGTAAAATCTTCGGCGACGTCTTTACCAGTCCAAAGCCAGCGAAGGACCACCACGACTGGGAGCAGTCTGCCGAAGGCATGCTGGCGATCGTGCGCCAGCTCTGCCTGCCCGGGCAATGGATTCTCGACCCTTTTGTAGGAAGCGGCACGACAGGCGTGGCGGCGCTACGCCACGGTTGCTTCTTCCACGGCATTGACACAGACGAAGGCGCGCTTGCTATCGCGCGCAGGAGGCTTTATGACGCGGCGAAGGCGTGATAACCATTCCACCGAGTTTGGTCTGTGGCTGCGAGAGCAGCGCGAGATCGACAGCAGCCTCGGCTATATGGCGACCAACCTGGATTACATATGGTTTTGCTCGCGAACCGGCGAATGGCTCATGATCGAAGAAAAGCGCCACGGAAGCCGGCCGCGCCGATTCCAGATGGGACTTTTTCGGCGGCTCGACCAGCTTGCGCAGCACGATCCTTTCTATCGCGGTTTTTACATTGTGACCTTCGAGCGCAAGTCTCCAGAGGACGGCCGCATCTGGATCAACGGTCGCCCAGCCAGCCGCTCCGACCTGATCGCGCTGCTGCAGTTTGACGAAAAAGCGATCAGACGCTTTCGTACTTCCTGGTGCGGACCGGCCAAAGCGCCGCGCCCGAGGCCACAAAAGGAACTGGACGCCGAACCTGAAAAAACACAAACGGCCGAGCAGCTATGATTGACTACGACCCCGGCTGGACAACATGCATAGGGTGCAATACCAGCCTGTACGAGCATGAGCTTTGTCCTGAGTGCGGCTATTGCGGCCGCTGCTGCGAGTGCGACCTGGTGCTGACGCGCCTGCTGCGTGATCTGGAGGCGCTCGCGCAGACGCTTCGAGAGGAGGCCATGGCGCAGGTGCCTGAGGAATACAGGTCGCGCGGCCTTGAAACCAAGTACCTGAAGCAGGACGTGGAGGCGGCCGGTCTTTACGAGGCCGCCTGCCGGCTGCAGGAAGTAATCAACCGATACAAGATCAACCGATACAAGCCGGAGGGATCATGAGCACGCTTTACGAACTTACCGAGGAGCTCCTCGCACTGGAGGCCGAATTTGAAGAGCGTGGCGGCGACGTCACAGACGAGGAGCTGGACGCTTACCTGAAGCTGCAGGAAAACCTGGCCGACAAGCTCGACCGCACGGCCGCCTTCGTGCGCGAGCTGGAGGCGCGAGCGCGCGCGCGGCGCGAGGAAGCCAACCGCCTACTTGAGCTGGCGCGCCTGGACGAGGCACTGGTCGCGCGCCTGAAAGACCGCATGATGGCCGCCATGCAGGCGCTCGGACGCGATCGTGTGGACACGCCGCGCTTCCGGCTTACAATCCGGACGGCCGGCGGCAAACCACCGGTGGTCCTCCGCGTAGATCGACCCGAAGACCTGCCGCCGCGCTTTCAGCGCATCGTCGTAGCCGCCGATCTGGAGGCGCTCCGGCAGGCGCTTGCGGAAGGCGACCCGGCGGCCGAAGCTGTGGCCTGCCTGGGCGAGCGGAAACAGTATCTGTCCATCAAATAACGCGACGAGCTACATCGGCGATTGCAGACCTGGCAAGTGCTTTTGTCCTTGAAGGCGATGAAACAGCTTCTTGATCGTCTGCGCGAATGGATGCCGCGGCCGCCTCGCATTATAGCGCCATTCACGTACGCGGGCGGCAAAGGACGTCTGGCGCGCCACCTGGTCCGCATGTTTCCGCGCGGCGACTTCCGCGTGTACGTCGAGCCTTTCTGCGGCGCGGCCTCGGTCTTCTGGCACATCCGCCGCCCCTTTCCGATTGAAATCCTCAACGACCTGGACCAGAGCATCATCACGCTTTTCCGCGTCCTCCAGGACCAGGCGAAAATGGAGCGGCTTTTACACCGCCTTACCTTCACACCTTACGCGCGCGCCGAGTACGAGCGCGCCTGGGAACTCGTCTGGGGCGAGGCGGAGCCGGAAGACGACGTGGAGGCCGCATGGGCCTTCTTCGTGGCGCTAAACCAGACCTGGGGCGGCATTGCCAATCCACACAAAGGCGATTGGGGATATGTTTACCGCGTTCACAATGGCATGCCTGACGCTTGCTCCTCGTGGCTTGGCCGCATTAAGTCCATCGAATACTTCCACCGCCGACTCATGCGCGTGCAGCTCGAATGCGACGACGCGCTGTGCGTAATCCAACGCCATGATTCGGAACAGACCTTCTTCTATCTCGATCCTCCATACGTGCCGGAAGCGCGCAAGATGACGCTCGCCTATCGCCACGACCAGGACGAAAGCTTTCACGAACAGCTCGTTGACCTGCTGCTGCAGGTCAAGGGCGCCGTGATGCTTTCGGGCTATCCGAATCCTATCTACCGCCGACTCGAAGAGGCCGGCTGGAAAACCGTGGATTTTCACGTAGTGCTGAACGCAACGGTGCGCGGCAGAAACAGCGGCCTTAAAGGCGAGGGTGCTGTCAAAAGCAATCCACGCACGCACCGCGTCGAGCGCGTCTGGCCCAACTATAGCATTCAAGAGCAGCTAACGCTTTTTGAGTATGCCGCCTGTGAAGACCAAGACGCTCAAGCGCATGATTGACATGTACCTGCGCGGCGTGCCGGTCACGGAGATCGCGCGGCGCTGCGGCCATGCGGTCTCGACCGTACACCGCCATCTTAGCGAGGCCGGCGTAACGCGCTCGCGAAGCGAGGCCGCGCGCCTTGCGCACAGCCGACGCATTCCGCGCGATCGCATTCTGGCACTCTACCAGATGGGGCTGGCCGGCACGGCCGTGGCGCAGGTGCTCGGTATCAGCGAAAACACGGTCTATCGCGTGCTGCGCCAGGAAGGCGTCTCGCGTCCGCCGCGCCTAAGCGCGCCTCGACAGCACGAGATCAGGCGGCGCATCATGGAAGCTGGTCGCCTGAAGGCCGAAGGCATGACCTACGAGGAGATCACGCGTACGCTCGGCATCTCACGCGCAACCGCCGTGCGCTACGTCTCTATGTACCGCAAAATGCTGCGTCCGTCATGACCTGTCCGAAATGCCACAGCGACGAGATCGCCACCTACCGCACGCGGCGCGAGGGCGACGTGGTGCGCCGCGAACGGTTCTGTAAGCGGTGCCACCTGCATTTTTTGACCATCGAGCGCGCCGAGGCCGTGCTGCTTTACCGTCCGCGCGACCGCAGCGTCGAGGCCGTGCCGATCGAGGAATTCCGTCGCCTGCTCCGCGCAGGTTAAACGAAACTTAATGGATATGCCGAGCGCCAGCCAACTGCGACGCGACCTGAGCCGCCTGTTGCGACAGGCCGCCGTCGAGCGCCTGCCGCCGGAGGCCGTGCGCGACCAGGTCGCCAGCTTGATCGCCAGCGCTGAGCTGGACGAGGACCTGGCGCGCGAGCTGGAACGCGAGGCCATGCAGCGCTACGCATGGCTGCGCGAGCGCTCGGCACCACGCCAGGCGCTCGAGGCCGCCTTCCGCATCCTGCAGGAAGCCGGCCGCCAGTACGCGCGCGCGCGCGGTCGCATCCAGCAGCGCGTGGCCGAAGCCGTCGAGCGCGAAATGCAACGCGGCGGATCGCGCACCGAGATTGAGGCGGCGATCCGCCCGCTGCTCCGGCGCCTGGAGCACTATCGATTCACCATCGCGAACACGGCCATGGCCGCACTCGACCGGATCGATTTCTTTGAAAAGGCCAGGTCCGCTGGCGTTCAGCGCTTCCGCTACGTCGGACCGCCGCCGATTCGCGACTTTTGCAAGCAGCACTGGCGCAAAACGTACACCTACGATCAGATCCAGCAGCTCGACAACGGCCAGGGCTTGCCGGTCTGGATCTATGGCGGCGGCTGGAACTGCCGGCACCGCTGGGTGGCCGCCGACGACTTGGTGGCGCAGGCCGAGGCGTCCGGCGACCTGGTAGCCGACCTGGTCGCCATCGCGCGCGACTACGACAGGAAATTGCAAGACCTCAAACAGCGCTTTGATCTGTACGCAGCGCGCAGCCAGGCCATATCCGATGCATACGAGCGCGAAACCGATAACGAGCGCCGGCGCAAGCTGTTGCGCCTCGCGCAAAAACTTGACGGCCAGGCCGCGCTGATTCAAAGCCGGCTGTCCGTGCTGCGTACCGAAGCAAAGCGCGCCATCCACGATGCTGCGCTGCTTCGTGAAAGAAAGTCGCTTCGCCTGAACTACCGTGCGGAAGGTCTGTCCGCTGACGAGCGCAACGCGATCCTCTGGCTCGAGCGTCTCGTCGGGCGCGATATGCCAGCTGAGGTCGTGATTGAAAGTGAGCGAGTCGGTCGCGCACACTACGTGTTTGAGCAGCACATCATACGACTTAGTTACTCGAGAGAAGGTCGTACGCTGGTACACGAATTCGGCCATGCGCTTGACGATCTTTTTCCCGAAATCCATGAGGCCAGCCTGCGCTGGATACTCGAGCGCGCGGCCGGCGAAAAGCCAAGCGCCTTCCGCGACCTGTGGGCCGCAAAGGTTGCAGCCGGACGCCTGCCAGCCGATCCACATGCCGCCGTAAAAGACCGGCTTCCAGACGACTGGGAGTATGTCGGCAAACTCTATGGCGATGCGGCAGGACGCTACAACGGCACAGAAGTGACGTCTATGGGACTTGAGCATTTTTTTGCCGACCCGATTGGACTCTGGCGCTCTTTTCCTGATCTTTTTGAACACGTGATTACCATCATCCAGATGCTGCGATGAAAATAGTAGTAAAAGCCGGCACCGTCGCTGAGATTGAAATCCGTGACTGGCGCGTCGTGCGCGCCGAGGGCGACCTGGCCAGACCTTACAGGCGGCTGGCCGAAATACTGCTGGACGAGGCGAAGCATCTTCCGGAGATGCGCCGCCGCGTTGTGCTGATGAGCCAGCTCGGGCGCCTGGGCCTCGAGATCGTCGAAGAAGAATGGCCACCTTTCGGTGAAGCACCACCAGGTACGATACCATGAGCGATCAGAAGCGATACGACTTCTGGGAGTCCTGGTGCCGGATCTTCGGGCCGCCGGCCGTCGACTTTCCGGGCCACACGGAGGTCGCGCCAGCTGGCATTCCGTCCGTCGGCGATGTGATAGACGTCGGCGGCCAGAGCGCGCGCGTAATTGAGGTCTTCCGCACCGCAGGCACGACAGAGGCAGATGGCGGCGCCTTCCCTTTTGGCTGGCGGCTTCGTGCCATGACCGATGCAGGCAAAGTACTGATCTGCAAGCCGCTGCCATGAGCGGACGCGCATCGCAACGCCTCGGCCGCGCGGGCGAGGAGGCCGTTCGGCTTGCGCTCCAGGCTGCAGGCTACCGCATGATCGAGCGCGTGGCCACGCCGTGGACCGTGACCTTCCAGGGCGGACGGCCGAAGGCTGCCTTTCCGACGTCGAAGGTCTCTGGCGACTTCCGCGCCATCGAGCCAGGCACGGGCCGTAGCGTCCTGGTCGAAGTGAAATACCGGAGCGGCCGGCTGCGCTGGTCGGACCTTCGGCCGCACCAGCGCCAGGCCCTGGACGAGCACCACCGCCTGGGCGGCATTTCCATCCTGGCCTGGGTCACGGACTGGGACGTGCGGCTGCTGCGCTGGCCGGTCGAAGGCTTCGGCCCGGGCTGGAGCCTGACGGACAAAGATTTATGACGAAAGTGTTAAAGTGTGCGATAGGTATTGAATTCTAATCAGAACTGTCCGATATTACCACCAGAACGAAAAACAAAACGCCAAAACAGCGGAGGGCATCATGCAAATTGCACTTGCACAAGCAGCAGAAGAAAAACTCCGCCCGCTGGCCCGGCGGCAGCATGTCCGCCGGGAGCGCGGCCAGCGGACGGTAAAACACAAAATTCCGGCATATCTGCCGGAGCGCGTGCTGGAGGCGCTCCGGCCGAATGTAAGCGCGGCCATCGACGAGATCATGGAGGCGCTGCCGCGCCAGTACTGGATGCGCGGGCGCGTGGACTGGAGCCGGCACGCGCACGTCTTCGGCCGGCCGCGCAAGACCACGCTCACACTTAGCCGGCGTTACCGGCCCGGCGACGTGAGCCGGGCGGTGGCCGGCTACCTGAAAGCGTTGATGGAATCCTACAACCTTCAACAAATAAACCGCGGAGGGTGACATGAACAAGTGCATCATGTGTGGCGGCAAAATCCAGGATGCCGCCATCATTGAGGCTCGCTACGGCACCACACCGAAGGTGTGCGAGCCGTGCCGTGCGAAGGCGCGGCCGCACCGGGAGCCGAAGATTCCAGCCTGGCACCGCCTGATTGACCAGGCGGTTTGCCGCGCCCAGTGGAGCTATATCACGCTCCACGGGCCGAACGAAGGTCCTGACGGTCGCCAGTACTGGCGCGGCAAGATTGGAGGCCGCATGTACGGACCGTGGGGCGGCGCCAGCCACGGCGGCGGCTACGTGGTGATCAGCTACGTGCCGCCCGGCTCGGCCGAACCGGTCCTGGCGCGGCTCATGGAGAAGCAGTCGGCCGAAACCGGCGAGCGGTGGAAGTACGTCGTACTCGAGCCGGCAGCGCCGGAAGTCGTGCCGGAGGGCGAAGAGCTTCCGGTGCTGGCTGTCCATTTCGGCCGGACCTATAAGACCACACTTAAGGGGTTCGGCCGCCAGTTTGATCTAACCCATACGGTGCCGGGCACAGTTCTGAAGGCCTGGCTGAGCGGCTGGAGCTCCTCGCGCTCCGGGCGCTTCGGCAATGAATGGAGCCTGATAATCTACGTGCCGACCGAGGAAGAAATTCGCGTCGAAGGTGAGCCGGCCGACTGAAAAAAAGCAGCGGCGGTCGCCAGGGGAGAGCTTCTGGCGACCGCCGCTGCAACGGCCATGGGAAGCAGCTCTAAAATAAGCGCCGCATCTGATAAAGTCAAGTCCTACCGCACTTCAATGGCGCGCACAATCGCGCGCTCCAGCTCTTCCAGCTCGCGCGGCGTAAGGCCAAGGAAACGGCGCCGCACGCGCGAGCGGCCGGCTCCGGTCACTTCGTGCCAGTAGGCGCGCTCGGCCGCTTCAGGCTGGCGAAAGCCGATCGTGATCACGCCGCCGTGCTCGGACGTCTCGACGTCAAGCACGGCCAGGCTACGCATCATGGTGCCGGTCAGCGTGAGGTTGACCTGACCGCCCTGGCCCGGGAAGCGCGCCTCCTTGTAGGCGCGGTAGCCGCCCTGGATCGTCACCCAGAGCGAGCCTGTGCGCCTATTGCGCCAGTAGCGGAGCTGGCCTTGCGCTTTCAGCCGTCGCGCGGTCGTCCGGCTTCCTGGCGACCAGAGTGCACCGGCCGGCATCGAAAGCGGCCGCGTCGAGTACGGCGGAAACGGCCGGCCTTCCACGTCCAGGCCTTCCTGTGTTCGCTCGACAATGCGCGCGACGGCCCACTCGCCGATGCGCCGCAATGCGCCTGCGTCAAAGACGATCTCCATCAGAAGCCTCGCTGCCGTTCGATGATGTCCGGAACGCCTTCAGGTCGCGTGAAGCCAAGCCTGCCATAGACTTCGTCCGCCAACAGCGGCACGCCGGCGTCCAGCACTTCGCCGATCACGCGCGCCTCGCGCTCGCGCGCGCCTTCCTCGATCTCCGACCAGTCCCAGGCAAACCGCCATGGCACTTCGCCCTGACGGCTCACGTTGCGCCGGTAGTCCAGGTCGACCACTTGCTGCATCAGGCGCTCGGCGCGAATCATGTCGCTGTAGTGGATGTCCGAGCGGATCATGTTAAGCACCTGAAGCGCCGCGCGACTTCCGCCGCGGTCTGGAAGCTCCGCCGTGTTGGCCTGTCCGAGAATGGCGATCGCAATGTCGGCGTCCAGCTTGTCCAGCAGCCGCTCGAAGTTAAGACCGGCCGACTCCTGCACTAAGCGGTGAAAATTGAACGTGATGGCCTCGGACGTGAGCAGGTAGTTATGGCGCACGGCTTCGCGAAGCGCACGCTCGGCCGCCGTGCGCTCCTCGTCCAGCGCGCCTTCTCGGTAGATGCCCTGAATGATGCCCTTGAGCTTGCGCGAAAAGTTTGCCCATTCCAGCAGCATGTCGCGACGCAACACTTCGTAGATCAGCACGCGCCGGAGCGCGCCGCCGGCTCGGCGGCGGCCGTCCGTGGCCACCAGCCAGCCCTCCTCCGGCGCAAGCTTACGGCGCGCCGCAATGCCGCCGGAGGCATCTTCTTCTATGAGAAAGACCTGGCCGTCGGCCTTCTCGAGCAAATGCGGATCAGGACGCTCGGCTACGCGCCAGCGCCAGGCGCGGCATTCCTCGCAGTACCACGGCTCAAGCCGGAGCGCCGCTGCGCCGTAGAGCGCCGCATCGACGGCCAACGAGGCCACGTCCGACAGCACTTCGGCGATGCGCATTTTCGCGCGCTCGGCTTCTTCGCCTTCTGCGCCTTCCAGTATAAAGTCGAAGACTTCCACGGCCACGCGGCGCGTCAGAATGTGGCCGGAAAGGCGCGGATCCACGTCCTCGAGCTGATCTTCCAGCGCCAGAAGATAGCGCTGGTCGCGCACCGAATCGTCTTCGAGGTCGGCCATCTGCAGGTACTGCAGGACTTCTTCCATCGTCGGAAGAAGGCGGCCGCTTGAAAGCATGAGCTGCGTGATCTTCATAGCGCGTACACGTCTTTCACGGTGGTGATCGGATTATCCGGTATCGGTCTTGCAATACGCCTTGTGCCTATCAACTCCAGCGCACAGATTAGCGCGTCTGGTGCGTCGTCTTTGCGGCCGGCCTTCTTACCTTCGAAGGCCCAGAGCTGCTCAAGAAAGCGCGCGCCTTCGCCCGAGCGCTCGAAGGCCGGCGGAAAGAACAGACGGCCGGCGCTCATCACGATCTGCAGCGATTTTGCCAGCGCATCGACGCGATAGCGGCAGTACTCAATCACCGGCGGCGCAATGCCGCGCGTGCGGCAGAAGGCGCGCACGTGCTCGGTCCAGTGCGACTCCTGGCTCACATGGCCATCGAAACCGATGGCCAGCACGCGCCGGTCGCGCATGCGCAGCACGGCCTCCAGCAAGGCGTCCGCGCGGTCGAAACTCCGACAGACCGCGTCCGCAACGAAGTAGGCGTCGGCGGACGGACTGTACAGGAGCTTGACCACGGCCGTGGTGTCGCCTTGACCTTTGAGCGCAAGGTTCGGATCGCAATAGATCACGCCGCGCGCGTCCTCCGGTATCTCGCGCCACTCCTGGTACCACTCACGCCGGAAAAGAAGACCTTCGGCCGGACGTCCCCAGAGGCCAAGGCAGTACACTTCGTACAGCCGCAGGTCGCGCTCGCGCAGGCTTTCCAGAACGGAACGGTAGCCGTCGTCCAGAAAGGCGTTGTCACGATAGGTCGCGTGGATTACGTGCACGTCCGGCCGCTCTGTAAAAGCCTTCAGCCAGTGATCTCTTGATACTGGGTTAAAGGTCAGGATGAGCTGGTGGTAGCCGTCCGGACTTTCGCCGCGCAGGCGGAGGTCGAGCTGCTCCAGGTCTTCGCGCGCCAGCTCGGTCGCTTCCTCGATCCAGATGCCGCTGATGCGGTGGATCGACTTGATGCGTTCCTTTTCGCCGGCTTCGCCGTAAAGGCCGGCGGAGAGGATTTCGCTGCCGGTCGGCAGCCTGATTTCCAGACTCGTGCGGTTCGTCTCAAACGGAATGTCGAGGTCGCTTAGCACGTCCTGCAGGAGCTGGTACTGGCTGTGGCGGATCGTTCGATGCACGCGGCGCACGCAAAGCAGGCGAATGCCCGGCGTCCGCAGCGCGCGCAGCACGAAAAGCTGCGCGGCCGCGTGCGACTTGCCGGCGCCAGCGCCGCCGTAGAGCACCAGGTACCGGCCGCGATACTCGAGCGCCTCCGAGAAGCGCTCGTTCATTTTAAGCTTCGCCTTCACGGTCCTCAGGCCGGACGATCTCAATCTGGATGGCGCTCGGGAAGCGGTGCTCCAGCTCAATGTTCGTGCGTTCGCTCCAGCCGTATGGCGCGCCGAGCTGGCTGCGCAAGATCATCCGCGCGGCCTCAAGGTCGCCTTCGCGGATGCGCTCGAAGACCACCTGCTCGGCCATCAGCACGGCCTGCTGGCGCACTTCCTCCAGGTAGCGCTTGAGCGATTTATTGCGCGCCAGGTGGTAGTAGATCGTGTCGGCGCGCACGCCAAGCCGCCGCGCGGCCTGTCGCACGATACCGCCGCACTCGAAAAGCGCGCGCTTGATGTCCGCCGTCTTGATGCCTTTTGCGCGAGCCATTTTACCACACTTCCATTTCCAGTACTACGACCGCCAGGTTGCCGCTCACGAAGTCCACGCGGAGCGGCGGCGTGCCATCTGGCGGAATTATCGCCAGGTGCTGATTCCGAAGTACTTCGTAGGCCTTGACCGCACGATCCCAGGCCGTAGTGATGGCCTTCGCCTGGTCCGCGTCCGCCTCGACAGAAAAGACGATCAGGCGATAGCGCAGGTCCAGGATGTCGCCGCCGGCCGAGGCGACCGAGGCCTCTGGCTCTACATAGACAAGCAGGTAAGGCGGCGAGGCCGACGGTTTGCGGCCGAACTCGCCGCGTCGGATCGCCGACGCGTCAAGGCCAAGTGTGGACGCGCTGGACTGGAGCGCATCCACGATAGCCTGCCATTTGCTTTCGTATTCGCCTACCATTCGTAGAGTCCTTCCATTTCTCCAAACAGCGGATCGCCATAGGTGCCGGTCGTGGCCCGGGCGCCTTCTTCTTCGATCAGGCGCATGGCCATCTCGCGCCGCCGCCGCGCGTCCTCCAGCAGCTCGGGCTGTACCGGCTGCGCGCGCGCGATCAGCGTGTAGTAGATCAGCCACGTGGCCGCCAGTTTGGCCCAGGCCGGAGCCGCCGCCGGATCGGACGGCACGACTAAGCGGCCGCGCGTGGCGATCAGGTGTTCGGCCTCCTGGTAGGCCAGCGACCAGGCCGCCGGATCGGACACGACCTGTCCGGCCTCGCCGAGTAGCGATTCGAACTCGCTTTGCGTCAGGATCGGCATCTCTGGCTTTTTTGAGGCTGATACAGCCGGCGTAGGCTCCGGTTTTCTCTATACACCGGCGCCGGTGTATGCAACGAACCGTTGCATGCGCTGCGGCATGTGCGCACAAAAACGGTGTGCTTATGTCGCTTGTAGAGAAACTCAAGTCGCTGTTTACCGGCAAGCTGCCGGACGAAGAGCTGGAAAAGGCCCTCCGCGAGCTGGAGGCTGAGATGGGGCAGGCGCCGTCCGCACCGCCCTCCGCCGGACAGGCGCCTGTCCCTTCGCCTTCGGCTCCTTCGCATAGCACGCACGGCGCCGATCCGGCGATGGCGCAGCAGCTCGAGGCGATACGTCGGCAGATGGAGGCGCTGCAGCAGGCGCTGCTGGAAGAGAAGAAGGCGCGCGAAGAGGCCGTCCGCGCGCTCGAGGAGCAGCGCAAGAAGGAGCGGCAGCGCCAGATCGAGGAGCTGGTCCAGGCGGCCATTAAGGAAGGCAAGATCGAACCGGCGAAGGCGGACGCCTGGAAGCAGCGCCTGGAGGCCAACTTCGAGCTGACGCGGCAGATTCTGGAGGACCTGCCGCCTGCGGCGAAGGCGGAGCCAAAGTCTGGCGAGCCTTCAGATCAGCAGCCGGGCGCGCCGACCGGCCTTACGCCGGACGCTGTGCAGCGCGCTATGGAGCAGGCGCGCGCATACCTGAAAAGCAAGATTCAGGCTCAGGCATAAACCACCAACAAACGCTAAACGAAGATGGCTCTGATTACGCAAATCTCGCGTGCGGTCGGCGCTCCGGGCGACGCCGCACTCCGCCAGGTGGCGCTGGCCGAGTTCACGGCCAACTTTCCGCTGGCGCAGTACGCCGAGTTCTACAGCTTCACCGGCAACTCGGACGAGCTGCGCGCTGACAGCGGCGACGTCCAGGCAGGCGAGACGCGCACGACCGCCACGAGCTACACCGCGCAGGAGACGCCGCCCATTTTTAAGCAGGTGTCGCTGAAGATTTACGGCGATATCGTCCAGACCGACAAAGCATGGGAGCGGCGCGGCCAGGACCTGGACAGTCAGATTCTCTACGACCTACGCAAATTCGCACAGGGCCTCGGCCGGTACTTCATGGATGCGCTCGTCAACCACGACAGCGGCCTTGACAGCACGCAGATCAACGGCTGGAAGGCGCTGATCGCGGCCGGCGACGGTGAGGAGGTGCAGTGGGACACGAACGGCACCGTACTGGACAGCTCCTCGCTTCCGGCCTTCCTGGAGCTCTTCGAGGAGGAGGTTCAGAAGATTCCCGGCGGGCCGACTGTCCTGGTGGCCAACTCGAAGCTGATCGCGCGGCTGGCAAACCTGGCGCGCGACTTCGTGCGCGTCGAAAACGTCCAGGACGTCTTCGGTCGCAACCAGCGGCTCATGACCTTCTACGGCATTCCGCTGGTCAACGCCGGCTACAAGAACGACGGCACCACCTACGTGATTCCGAACACCGAGACGGTCGGGACTTCGACCGACTGCACCAGCCTCTATATGGTCCGCTTCGGCGAGCGCTCGGATGTGACGATCGCCACTTCGACCGGCCTGGACGTGCAGGCGCTCGGCTTCAGCGGTCCTAAATTCCAGACGCTGGTCGAGTTCGACGTGGCACAGGTGTCGCTCAATCCGAAGTCGCTGCGGCGCATCAGCGGCATCCGGTTCTAATGTAAGCCATGAGCAAGAAGGGCCATGAGTAAGAAGAAAAAGGTCTATCGCATTTACAGCGATCCGGCCTTCAGCGGCGTCCGATATGGCGTGACCTTCGCGAAAGGCCGGGCGGAGACGGACGACATGCGGACGGCGCAGCGTCTGGTTGAGCTCGGCTACCGCGTCGAGCAGGCGTACGCGGAAGACGAAGGAGAAAAGGCCGATGCCGGGTGATCACCGTCAAAAAATGCAGAGCTGCGTCCGGCAGGTGCAGGCGCAAGGGCGCACGCAGGAGAGCGCGCGGCGCATTTGCGGCGCGGTGCTCTTTGGCAAGCGCCGGCGCAGCGGAAGCCGGCGCAGCGGAAGCCGCAGGCGCTGATGGATCGCTACAAGACCAAACAACTGATCAAGCGCCACGAAGGATTGCGGCTCAAGCCGTATCGCGACATGGTCGGCAAGCTCACGATCGGCTACGGCCGCAACTTAGAAGATGTCGGCATCAGCCTGGAAGAAGCCGAGCTGATGCTGGAAAACGACCTGGACCGGGCGGTCCGGTCCGCAAAAGAGGTGATTCCTGGCTTTGAGGAGCTTGACGAAGTGCGGCAGGCGGTCTTGGTAGACATGGCCTTCAACCTTGGACGCGCGGGGCTTGCCAGCTTTCAAAAGATGCGAGCGGCGCTGGCCCTTGGCGACTTCGAGCGTGCGGCTGCGGAAATGCTCGACAGTCTGTGGGCGCGGCAGGTAGGACGACGCGCACGGGAGCTGGCGGAAATGATGCAGACGGGACAATGGCCGAGTTAGCTTTCAACGGGATCGCGTTAGATGCGGAAGAAATGCAGGATTTACGCGAAGTGCTGGCGCGTATCGAAGGAGAGCTTTCGGTGCAGCGCCAGCTGCTGACGGAAGTGCGTGACTGGATGATGACTTACCGCCGCCCGGTTTCGGGGATGGAAGAACGGTTTGCAAGACTTGATCGCGAGGTCGGCCAGCTCCGCGAGCGCGTGGTATCGCTGGAGACGCGCTCGCAGCTTCGGCTGTGGCTCGTAGGGCTGATGGCCGGCTCGGGCTCCGGGGTGGCGATGTGGATACTCAGTCAGCTACTGCGATGACGTTCTTTGTCAAGGTGCGAAAGGCGCTTGACGATTTGCGCGGCCACCGGACGTTCCTGCTAAGTGCGGCGCTGATGGTGCCGCTTACGGTACGGCTGATCATACTGGGCGACGAGGCCTTCGCGCAGGCGCTTGAGCACTACGCCGCGCTGCTGGTGGGGCTGGCGGCCGTGCTTGCCGGTTCTAAGGCGGCCTCAGGCATACGCGATCGGCTACGAAGCAAAATAGAGAATGCGGTCGGGTAACCTGGTGCTACTGGCGATTGCGCTGGCCTTCGCCTTCATTCTTGGAAGGCGGACGGCGCCGATCCGGACTGAGACGGTCTACTTTCCGACCGTCGTGGAGCGGCCGCGCCTGGAGCGCCAGGATACGGCAAAGGCCGCGCGGCCAGAGGTTCGGATTATCTATCGTGAGCGACCGCCGATAGTGCGCGATACCTGTAGCGTACCGGAAGGCCTTGAGCGCTACGACCTGATTCCGCCGGAACCTGTGCGCATTGAGCCGGCCCGGGCCATCCTGACCTATTTCCGACAGGACAGTCTGCGCTGGGAACAGGCCGTCTATCGCGTGCCGGAGCGGCCGTGGCGCGGCGGGCTTTATCTGACTTCAGGGCTGAGCGCCACGCACCGCCTGGAGGATCGCCGAATCTACGGCGGTATTGGCGGCGCGATCGCTTACCGGCGGTCGTTGGCCTTCGTGGAGATGACGACCGCCGGCGTTCGATTCGGAATGAGACTTACCGTTTTTCCATAATGGCTACCTACCTGATCAGACGGCTGCTCGACGGCTTTCCCGGTAAGTCCGGCTTGCGCTGGACTTGTCGGCCGGGAACGATCGTCGAGGCGCCGGAAGGTGAGTTTCGCGCGCTCCGGCCCGGGCGCGACTACATCCGACTGGACAACCGCAAACCTAAAAAGGTGAAAGGCGATGGCTAAAATCCGCGGCGGCATCGGCCAAATTGAAATCAGCAACAACGCCACGTTCGACTCGACCGCGCCGAACTGGGTCGTCACGATTCCAGGATCGGCGCTTCCTGACGACGGCCAGGCCTATCCGGAGCCGCAGGCGCAAACCGTAGCGCTCGCCGACGGCCGCAACACGAACGTCGGCTACACGGTCACGTTTGCGATCCGCGTCAAAGAGATCGCGGCGGCCGACCTGCAGCTTCTGAAGGATGCCGAAGATCAGGACACCGAGCTGTGGGTGCGCTATAGCTCGGCCGATCTGGCTTCGGATGGCACCACGCCGAAGCTGGTCAAGACGATCAAGCGCGCCATCCTGACGCGCGTCACCGACATCAACCTGGTCGGCTTTCCAGGCCTTAGCGCCGCGATCATCGAGGGCAATACGGCCGGCGCCAAAGAGGAGGACGTGATCGACACGGTGATCACGTCGTAAGCCATGACGCTCTCGGAGGTCGAGCGCGTGGCCCTGAGCCAGGGCCTGCATCCGGACGACCTGCTGGCCGGAGATTTTCCGGAGGAGCCGCCCAGGCCGGAAGCGCTCGGGCGGCTTTTTGGCAAAGAAGACGCGCTGGAGGTGCAGGTGGCCTGGCGACTCTGGTGCGCGCGGCTGGCGCTCGAGGTGGCCGAAGCGAGCCGGATTTTACAACACTACCTGGACCGCTTCGGCCTTCCAGTCGAGGAGCGCGGCGGCGGCATCAGCCTGCACCGCGTGGCGGCCGAGCTGGAGCCGGCCGACTACAGGGTCTTCTGGTACGAAATGGAAGTACGGCAGGCGCTCGTGTGGCTTGGCCTTCGCGGCCTGAACGAGTACGACCGCAAGCTTCGCAATGGCTGATCGGACCATCACACTTCGGCTCGAGATAGACGGTCGCGAGGTCGAAGCGAAGCTTCGCGCGACCGACGCGCTCGTCGAGCAGCTCCAGCGCCACCTGGCGGACGTAGGGACGACCGGCCAGCAGGCCGGTCGCGTGGCCGCCGCCGGGCTGGAGGCGATCGAGCGCGAAATACGAAGCGGCACGATCGTCTCGATCCGCCAGGCCAACGATGCGCTTCGCCAACTTGATGCGCTTTTCGAGGAAGCCACGGACGATGCCACGCGCGCGCGCATTGCGGCTTTGAGCCAGGAAGTCCACGCGCTGCGCGGGCGGATGATGGGCGCAGCGACGGCGATTGGCACCGGATTCAATCCGGCCGCGATGCAAATGGTGCGCATCGTCCAGGACGCGCCTTATGGCTTCCTGGCGGTCGCCAACAACCTGCAGGAGCTCGTTACGCAGCTGGCTTTGAGCGCAAAGGCTGGCGGCGGTTTTCGTGCGGCGCTTTCCAGCCTGGTTACCGGTCTGATCGGTCCGGCGGGGATCGTGGCGGCGCTGAGTGCGCTGATTGCGTTCGGCCCGCAGCTCTGGGACTGGTTCAGCCGGCTTATCGGTCTTTCGGATGATTCGGCCGAGGCGCTGAAGCAGCTCCGCGACGAGATCGCGAAGCTCGCCGANACGCAATTGCAGCAGGTCTTCGGCGAGCTTTCGGTCGAGGAGCTGGAGCGGCTCCGCGCAGCGCAGGAGCGCTTGCTCGAGACGCGCCGGCGGAGCGTCGAGCTCTACGACGCGGAGATCGACCGCCTGAAGGCGCGCCGGAACGAGCTGCAGCTGCAGCAGGGGCTGGTCGGCCTGACGCCGGAGCAGCAGCAGGAGCTGGCCCGGATTCAGCAGCGGTTGGCCGACCTGGAGGAGATGCGGCGGCGTGCTACTGAGGAGCTTACGCGCCAGGAGGCCGTGCTTGGTAAGATTGACGAGCGGCTCGAGGAGGCGCGCAAGGAACAACAACTCCAGGCCGAGCTGGCCGAGCGGGCCGCGCAGGCCGGCGTGAAGACGGCCGAGCAGAAGGAGAAGGAGGCCGAGGCGCAGGAGAAGGCGCGGCGCGAGGCCGAGCGTGCGCGCAAAGAGAAAGAGAAAGAGGCTGAAGCGGCACGCAAGCTGGCCGAGCGCATGGCGGAGGTCGTGGCGAACGAGCGCGTTCGCCAGATGCTGGAGGCCGAGCGCGAGGCGATGCGCGGCCCGGACCTGCCGGAGCCGGACCTGGACTTTGGCGAGGGCCTGTTCGTGCTGGCCGACGAGGTCAAACGCCTGATGGAGGCGGGCGTGACGGCCGAGGACGTGACGACGCGCCTTCAGAGCAACTTGGATCTCGTGCGCAAGGCGCTCGAAGAAGCGCGCAAGGAGCTCGCGCGCCTGCAGGACGAGGGCGCGGACACGTCGGCCGTCGAGGCGCTGATCGCGTCGCTCGAAGGCCTCGAAGACAAGCTTACGCTGCTCGGCCGCATCACCGGCCAGGTGACTGAGGCGATGGCGCGGACCTTCGCCGAAACGGCACAGGCCATCGGCGCTTCGCTCGTCGGCGTCCAGGACGCCATGCAGAACCTTGGTACGGCGCTGCAGCTCATCATTGCGGACCTGGCGCAGTCACTGGCGCAGACCTTCATGGCGATGGCGGCGGCTACGGCGATCGCCAATCCGGGAAAGGCGGCCGCACTGGTGGCGGCGGCCGGCATCCTGTATGCCATTGCCGGAGCGCTTCGTGCGCAGGCCAGCCGACGCGCGGAGACCGAAGACCGTACGAACCCGGCGGTCGTCACGAACCGGCCCGGGCAGGCCGGCGGTCGCGGTTTCCAGCAGGGCGGCTGGGTGCCTGGAAGCGGACGCGGCGACATTGTGCCGGCACTGCTTGAGCCGGGCGAGTACGTCGTGCGGCGATCGGTGGCGCAAGCCTGGGCACCGGTCCTGGAGCAGATCAACCGTGGCGCGGACCGGCTCCGCGTCGAGCTGGACGAGCGGAGCCTGCTCCGGCTGGGCGAGCGGCTTTCTCAGGAAATACGCCTGCGCGTCGTGCCGGGCGTCCTTCCGGCAGGCGATTTGCGGATCGCCGTGAAGGAAGCGGAGCGGCGCGCGCGGCGAAGCGGACTGTTGTAAGCAATGGCGATCCGGTACACAGCATCGGCACCTGCCCGCGACGGCGCGACCGTCGCGGTGGAGATCGACGATCCGGCTTTTTCCGGAACGCCGGTCGCGTTGCAGCTCGTGGGCGTGCGGCTTGCCTACGGCGAGGAAGGCCGTGACAGGCACGATCCGGTCGTGGCTTCGCGGCTTTCCGTCGAGTTTTTCGTGCCGGACACCGAAGATATTCCGGCGGCGCTGGCGCAGGCCACGGATTACTGGCGCGTCACGCTGAAGCGCGACGGCTCCGAGCTCTGGCGCGGCCTGCTCGTCGAGGACATGATCGCGCGGCCGCTTCAGCAGGAAACCTATCGGCTGTCGATTCAGGCTATCGATGGCCTTGGACTACTCGAGGACGAACTATGGCTTGACGATACCGGTGAACCTTTTGCGGGCGAGGCGACGCTGGCGCAGATTCTGGCGTCGGCGCTTTCTTCGCTCGGTCTCGGCC